AACCTGATAAGTATCATTTGTTGTAGAAGTTGTGACTTGAGAAACAGCTCCAGTAGAACGTGGAGTTACTTCTGTGAACAGAGTAGTATCAGTAGCAGCTGTTGTGCCTGCTCCCGTACCCCATCCTACGTATTGAGGAATAGTACCACCACTATTTAACCTGCTAGTGATAATAGCTCTCCCCGTATTTACGAGCAACGTAGCCATTGTTATTTCCTTTTAAGAAGCTGTTTAAAGCTCCATATAATTTTCTTAATCGGGTTTTGATGATAGTAATCTATAACGCCTAGCTCTTCTACAGTGCCATCAGCCCTAGTAATAGTAGCAATCAATTTGATTTCTTTAGCGTTAAGATTAGCGTTCATTTAACCAGGACCTTGTTTAACAAGTTCAAGAAGAATTGTGTATGATAGAATAGCGCCTGTTGTCCAGCCCTGAGTCGCTAAAGTAATTTTACCTGTAGGTGAAGTGGCATTGTTGACAATACCACCATAGCGCCAAGCATCTACTTTACCTCGTCCTACAAAGTTACCAATGCGAACAGGAGTAGCAGCATCCCAGAATAGTTCAACATCAAGACCGTCTTCAACATCAAAGTTAATCTTATTGATGCGAAGCTTAGTAGCCTTAACGCCGTTAATGTTATAATCAGACAGAGTTGAAGGGTCTACGATAACTGTAGAAGTCAAGTCAGAAGTATCTAAGATAGCATCCAACTTGAGAACTACATTACGCGGCCCGTCAACTAAGATTTGCACCGAAGTTGAGTTAGCCATTATAGCCCTTTAATTAACGTGCGATTTCTTGAGCAACACCAACAAAGTCAATTGTCATTGTTTCTGTGGCTGCGGGAGTCATTTGGAAGACAGGTCCCAATAAAGCTGATGTGACGTTAGTGCCAATCGTGAAACCAGAAATACGAGCAACGCCTGCGTTAGCCACGTAAACAATAAGATCAGTTCCATTGTAGTAAAGTCCCAGTTCAACAAAAGTAGCGGCAGTAACAGTTGTAAGACCTGCAATCAGAACGGTAGTTGTGCCACCGATAACTGAAACAAGATCAATCAGAGCTGAACTAGCTACTTTACGGAACCAGATACCATCACTAGCACTTGAGCCTGCTTGTAAGCCTGCATAGAACGAGTTAGCACCAACACCTGATGCTTGAAAGCGAGTTGTGTACCAGAAACGATTACCGGCTTGGAATTGGAAAGAAGTAGGGGCTTTATAAGCAACTGTAGCAGTGGTCGTACCACCTGGAGTCATCAGAGCCATGCCACCAACACCGCTCGTCAAAGCAAATGTTGAGCTAGTGCCTGTAACTGTATAATCAGTGCTAATAAGCGTGTTGAAGTCATTCATATAACTTGAGCCGCCAAGACTTTGGAGACTAGCTGTATGGAATGGATCTGGAAAAGGGTAACTGTGGAATACTTCGTTTGAATACGCGGTCGAGAGACCACTGTATAGGCGGGTAGGATTGCTCATTAGATGTTCCTTAACGTGAATGAGTGCACGCCTGAATAGGCGTTAAGGTAATTAGTTTATTGCATTTTGATAGATGGGACTGCAACCAGGCGTTTCTTTTTAAACCCTGATTCTTGTGCTCCAGAGGCTTCGACAGCTTTCTTGCCTTCTAAGCCTTTAGATGTCTTTGCTTTAGGGGCTGCTTTACCAGCTTTGTCCTTAGCAATACCCTTAGCGGGTGTCTTAATTGTTTCCATTGCTGTTCCTTATTATATCACATTAACTGTGCTTTGTCAAGTAATTTATAGCATTTCTTAGTAAATCTAAGTTATCTTTAAATTTACCAATAGCGTGGTTACAGTGAGCACAAAGTAACCCTCTAACTTTGTTTGTAGTATGGCAATGGTCAACTGCTAAACTACGAGTTTTTTTCTGCTTGCTGTCGTATGTTATTTCTGGCTGATGGCATATAGCACAAACTCCTTCTTGGTCTTTTAACATTTGTTTATAATCTTCTATGTTAATTCCAAATGATTTTTTAAGATCAAGATTTTTATGAATTTCTGGATTTTGTTTCCTATACTCCCGCATGTAAGCGGCTCTATCTTTAAATTCTCCAATGCGTAGTTTTTTAAGTACCCATTCAAAGTTATTTAAGTCTAAAGGCTTAGATTCATCTATTCGTTTAAGAATATGATTTTCTGGCCTCTCTTTTACGCTTGCAACAAACAATTCAAAATTAGTTTTCCAGTCTGCGCATAGAATATTTGTACGGCGGGCATGATACCAAGATTGATACAACGGGTGGTTTTCTTTAGCTGTTTTTTTAGACATTTCCCTCTCCTAAGTATAATAACTATTATTATAACATAAAGAGAGGGATTTGTCAAGAGTCAATCACAGTATTAGTACCCCGTGTTAACCCTAGGGTCCATTGACGCCATACACTGCGCGAGGGTCTGTCCAGCCAAAGCTATAACGCTCATAGCCTTTAGCCTTAGCGTTCATGGTGTCAAAATCATTGTCCTGATCGAACATGATAGAAACACGATCATAGAACTTCATACCGTTAGTGATATTGGTACGAATAAACCAAGCGTGAGGTGAAGTCAGGTAATGGTTCATAACGATGCCTTCTGGCAGAGCGTTAGTTGCTTTCAAGACGTTGATGTCGTTGTTAGCGTTACCTGGGCTGTATACAGACTTCAGAATGCGGTTAGCATTGTACCATTCTTGACGAGCAACGATCAAGCTACGGGGCATGACGTTGATCAGCAAGCCACGGTCGTTCTGAAAGCCCATAATAGCGATTGTTGCATCTTCCAGAGAAGCTTCTGAGAGGTCAACAGACACTGTAGGAGCGTTAGCAAACGTACCGCCTGAAGTGTTAGGATGAGCTGTGGAGCACATCGAGACACCATCACCACCTTTGTACGTGCTGTTAAAAGCACGGTTATAGATGTTAGCAGCAACGTTCTCTTTCGTCTGACGGAAAGACATAGCAAGAGCAGCAGCACGGCGCTTAGAAACTGACTCATACAGGTTGTCATCAAGCTCTTCTTTGGTAACAATGTAACCAAGAGCGTAAGCAACGTGCGTGTAGCGAGTAATGAAGCCCTGTACTTCTGAGTCATAGGCCGTACCAGCACCTTGCTCTTTAACAGGAGCCAAGCCGAAGCCTGTCAGCTGAACGTCTTCTTCGTAGTTCTGTGAGGACGTATCTTTGTCAAACAACTTAACGTACTCTTCTGGATGTTCGTCATACACTTGGCCCCACCAAGCTTTAACGCCTGGCCATAGAGCTTTTGGGTGCGAACCTGTGGTAATTACACCAGCCATTTTAAATCTCCTTAATTATTAGTAAGCACCAAAGTACTGGTGTTTATTCCATGTAACCAGAACTTTGTTGTAAGCGCCAAGAGCATTGTCTGGACGTTGTGCAACACCGATAACTTGGAACATACTGGTGGTTGTGGCTGATGAGTCAATAACAACATAAGTCGAAGACTGTGGAGCCGACTGTGCCAATGTAGCTTGAACAGCAGTGATAGTAGGAATAGCGGTTGAACCAACCAAGGTGTCTGCTGAAGCTGAAGCTTGAATTTCAAACACAGCTGTAGGAACATCACAGACATACACGTACTGAGCAGTACCTGAGCTAGCTGTAATGTACAACTTGCCCAGATCAAGGTTAGTACCTTGGAGAGAAACACCTGGGTTAGCAGGACGAACACCAACAATCACACCAAGTGGAATATCTGATGCTGTTGCTTTAGTGACTTGACCGATACCGGCTGCATCGTTACCTACTGCAGTTCTAACAATATCGCCAATAGCGAAAGTGTTTGTATCCGAAGCAGAGATGTAATACAAGCGTCCCTGTTCGTTGAAGGCTGCGCCAGTAGTAGTGCCTACCGGAATCAGCCCAATGGGGGCATTTACGTTTGCCATTATTGTTCCTTATGGAATATTAGTTAAGTTTGATGCCGGCGTTATAGAAGCCTTCTGGAGACATATTGTCACCTGTTAGCTTACCTGCGCGAATAGCAGCATCTGTTTTATCGTTCCTTCGCTGGAGTTCAGCCTGATCTTCTTCCCACCAGTCTGTCCTGATTTTCATCAGATAAGCATACTGTGCGTCATTATCAGCGCCTGCACCTACCAGAAAGCGAACCTTATCTCCGATGTCGGTATTACGACTGACTACATTAGTTG